TGAAGTAATACGCATACTTTCAGCACCGCCTTCTGTAAAGGCTATGGTGTCTGCTGCTGGAAAGAAAATACCTGTATTTGTATCGCCTGATGCAGAATAAGCTGGCAAACTTACAGTACCCAAAGCAGGGTACAAAGGTGCTGAAATATCGGCAGAACCATTAAAACTTTGACCCCATAGGTTTCTAGCTGTTGTTAATGTTGCTGCGCTACCCGTAGTGTTTTGGTTTAGCGTAGGAATGTCTGCCGCTACTACGGCTCTAAATGTAGGTGCGCCAGCCGAACCGTTAGGGGCAGCCAATACAAAGTTAGCAGTCTTGCTTGCGTATGGGTTTTGTGTGTCACCGTAACTAGCTGCAAGGCTAATAGCTGGAGTATTACCGCCTGAAGATACTATTGGGGCAGTTCCCGTAACGCTTGTTACCGTACCACCGCTAGATGGGGCAGTATTTGTAACGGTAAAGTTAGGGTAAGTACCAGTAACACTAATGCCTGTACCACTTGCCAATGCTACGGTTTGGTCAGGGGCAGTATTAGTTACTGTTACTGCGCCAGTTGAACCGCTTACGCTAATGCCTGTGCTTGCTGCCAAAGAATTAACCACATTGGTAAGGCTTGCACCTGAACCAACAAAGCTAGTAGCAGTAATGGTTGTACCTGTAATGGCTAAAGGTGTAACTCCACCAATAACCATGTTATTCATTGTTCCAGCGTTTGTAGGCGCAATTTCAAGCGAACCTGTACCAGTTGGCTTAATGTGTACATGACCAGTACCTGTAGGGCTAATGTCAATTTGTGCGTTTGCACCATTAATATTTGTAGCTACAGAAATAGTTACATTGTCACCACCACCTGCGCCAACGCTTAATTGGCTTGTTCCAGCCGAGTTTCTAAGGGCTAAACCAGCAGAATTGGTAGCTTGAAGGATCGAAGTAGTAACGCTGGTAGAAGCAGCTAATGTTGTAACGCCTGAAACTGCGCCTGTATCACCTACTGTAACTACGCTGTTTTGCAGTAATTTGCCTGTGGTGGTGTCAAAACGGGCTACTGCATTGTCTGTTGCGGAAGCAGGGCCAACAACATCACCACCCAACGATGGGCTAGTGTTGGTAATAGTAAAGTTAGGGTAAGTACCGCTAGTTGAAATCCCAGTACCAGCGTTTAAAACTACTGTTTGGTCAGGTGCGGTATTGGTAATGTTTAATGTGCCGCTTGTTGTAATTGGGCTGCCAGTTACACTAATTCCTGTACCAGCAGTTGCCGCTACAGAAGTAACCGTTCCTAATGGGTTTACAGACCAAGAACTATTAGTGCCATCCGTTGTCAGATATTTGCCTGTATTACCTGCTTGTGATGGGGCAAGAGCATTAAACGCAGCATTAGCCGTAGTTTGACCAGTACCGCCATTGGCTACTTCTATCGTACCAGTTAAGGTATGGTCAGCGTTCCAATCACTAGGGCGAACTAAACTTGTATCTGCATCATCAGGAATTGTGCTGACTTTACTATGCTTGACTGTTATAGCCATTATTGAACCCCGATAATTTTACCGTCTTGACCCCGAACTACCTGCTTCGGTCTATTGTGGTTCTCATTTATGGTATTGACCAAATCACCTAATGCTAGGGTCATTTGTTGGTTACTCATGGCAATAGCATCGGCAATAGGCTGCATCGGATGTTTCATTGAATCTGCCATATCCATTTCAGTCATGTAAGCCTGTGCGCCATCAGAATCGTCTGAGCCAATGCGAGCAACCTCAATCTTAGCCCCGTTATTGATATGAGCAAGCAAGACCTGAGTATTGCGCTCGGTGTGCATCTTCATCTGTGCAACCTTGACTTCCATTTCCCGATCCATCATATTGCGCTGTTCTTCTAGTTGGAATTTAAGCTGGTTCTCTTGGGCTTGGTACTCTTGTTTAGCCTTTTCCAGTTCCATCTGCATCTGCATCTTTTGCTGGTCAATCTGCAATTGCATTTGCATTTCAGCCTGTTTAGCCTGAATTTTGGCTTGCTCGATCTGCATTGTCATCTGCATCTTCTGTTGTTCAGGCGATGGTGGCTTAGGTTGACCTTCCATTGCTTTTTGTTGCTGACGGAACTTATCTGCTGTTTCGTCAATCAGTCCTTCTAAGCCTTTACCAGCCTTAAATGCGGTTACGCCAAACTTGAGCATCTCAACTAACATAGGTGTCAGTTCAGGTGTAGATTGTGCGGCAGGTAAGGCTTGACTTAGGAATCCGCTTACTGCGCTCAAGAACTCCATGCGGTCTTGCTTTTCTTGCTGCTCATCCTGATAGATCATGGAATCCGTAGTTACTTCAATACGGAAGTTCTTAGCTGGCTCATCTTTCAAAAGCATCAATGCTTGTGGGATAAGTTGTTGATCTTGTGGGGATAATTGCATTGCACCGCTGATCTTAACGATGGTGTCATCGGTAAAATGCTGGCAAATAATCTGTGCTTTGATCTGCAATAGGGCGGTAGCAAAGTTCACCACCTCATGCTGCATAGTCTTTAAACGCCCTGAAGCGTTGTTTGACTTAATGATCTGTGCGCCAAGGGTTTCATTCGGATCGGTCTGACCACGCTGAATATCAGCAATGCCCATAATCTCGTAGATTTGACCCTTAACCTGCTCCATAGCCGTATAAGCCATGTTCAAGCCTTCAGCGATTGGGCGAATGTCTACAAGGTTAATAGCCCCTGTAAGTCCACCCTTTTCGCTAAATGCCGCATAGTTCTTAACTGGCAACAAGGCATTGTTCTCGCCTTCGGTAAACAGACGGGCAAGGCTTGGCTCTGCCGCATCGTAAACGCCCCGTACTTTAAGTGCTTGTATAAACCCGTCTATACGATCAGCCAGCGTGTCTAACTGCCTTGCTTGGTCTTGGTACAGTACAAAGTCAGGAACAGGGATTAGGCTGTCTGTTGTAAGGGTAGAGAACATAGGTTTTGGGCAAGGCCAAAAGTTCTCAAGCTGCAATGGATCGTCACGGGTATCAAGAATCTTGCCCATCGACTTGGATAGCCAAATCACTTGACCTGTAGCTTTATCCCAAATCTCATAGATCAGGGCTTCCCGTGATCCTTCGCCCATCTTTTCGTTAAATGACTTAGATGTTTCGGGCTTGGTATCTAATGGAATACGACCACCAAGTTCTTCGCCAAAGCGTTCTACAAGGGCTGCTCGCTCCATATAGACTTTGCGCCATACTGCGGTGACTTCTTCCCATGTACGGGCAGTTGTCAAGCCAAAGTCACGCCAGTAAACATAGTCGACTGGGGCGCATTCGTACTCTATGCGCTCTTGATCCTCACGGTAGATACCGCCTTCGGTTTCTGCTTCGTCTGCATCTTCAGTTACTTGGAAGCCATCATCAGGTGCGCCTTCGCCCATTCCAGCAGCTTGACCAACAATATGCGGCTCATAACGAACCCATGCTGTACCACGCCCACCGAGTAAACGGTCTTGAACCGCTTGCTTCATTGCGCTGGCATAATCACCATAATGCTCTATTTCGTACTCTAATGCTCGTTCTAGCATCATTGACGCTACACGACCAATAGGGTCGTTGTCACGGAATCTACGGCTTACATCGGGTCTTGGTAGACGAGCAAATACCGCTGGGGTAATGGTTTGGACATTGCTCCATAGGATATTGAACTTAGCCTGTGGATTGTTGCGGCTGCGTGATTCGTCACGGTAACGCTTGACGATCTTATCGGCTCTGCCTTCCCATTCCTTGAATGTACGCTCGTACTGCGCTATGCAGTTATACCAATCTTCGTATGTATGATCCATTTTTATTCCTAGGTAAAGTTACCCATTGCTATAACTTCAGCACCAGCACCCGTAGTTACTTTCCAAGCACCATTTTTAGAAAAAGTATTTATTTCAATGGAATAAACACCGATTGCAGTATTGGCGGCTACTAATACATGGGATGTAGTATTGTCTAACAGGCTTACAGTAGAAGTAGCTGTAGCGGATACAGTAATAACTAAGCGGTGTAAATAATCGCCAGTTGCGCCAGTTGTGCCTAATACTTGGGCTGTTTGTGAAGCTGCTACGTGTTCGTAGGGTAGTGCAAATGTTGCGGCTGCTGTTGTCATTTAAATTCTCCTGTTGATTACTTTGGGGGTTTCTTTCCACATTTCGTTCAATGTCACATCCGTTTGCCCGACATGAAGTCCTTTAACTCTTGAATCCGACAAGATAGGGCTATCTTCGTCTTTCCATACAATGCTGAGATAGCGGAACGCATCCGCTGAGTGGCTTGTCCAATCATGTTTAGGGCGATCCCTAAATATCTTTTTATCATCATCCCACTCTCGTTGATATTGACGCAAACATTCAATGCCTTCTTCACATCTATTATCGAACCAAGCACGAGTTAATGCAAGTCGTGTTGCTTGTATTCCGTCTTGTAATGACAGATTTGGTACGATTTTTAGATGTTTTATGTCAATTTTTGCAGAAATCTGCTCGATTATGCTCTTTCCACCACTTGCTAGTGTTTTTGCCCTAGCGTCATGCGGCAGGTAATGGTAGCCATATTTGTACCCAAACTCATCTTCTTTTTGGTCTAACAACATGGTGTAAAACGGTATGGCTTGACCGTTGCTGGAGTGGTGATCGAGTACCCGTATCTCACCGTAAACGACTTGAAACCACCAAATACTTGTACTGTCGTTAAATCCTAAGTCCCAAGCAGTATGGCAAGGAAACATAGGGTCATAGTCTACGGTAGTAATACGCTCAAGATCGGTGATCCTACGCATTTCTTGACCGTAGAACGCACCAAGAATGGCAGCTTCAAAGCTACATAGGAACTCTTGTTCGTACTGGTTGTCTGACATAGTAGCCTGTGCATCCAGTAATTCAGCTTCAGGCAGCAAGCCTGACTGGTCGGCTCTAAGTGTCTTTACATACCAATTGGGGTTCTTTTGGGCTTCGTTGTATATGTCGTAGAAGGCATTATGGCCCTTTGGCGTACCAATAAAGGTAGCCCAGCCTTGTCTGTCTGTCAGCAATGGGCGCACAATCTCACCCCAAAGCCTAGGTTTCATGTCTGCGTATTCATCCAGCACTACGCCATCAAGGTATAAACCACGCAGGGCATCGGGGTTGTCAGCACCAAATAGCCTGATCTTAGCCCCATTAACTAATTCTACCCATAACTCAGATTGATTAGCTTTAACTATAGATGGCTCTGCAAACCTAAGTAGGTAATCCCAAGCGATGTTTTTAGCTTGTGCGTAGAAAGGGGCAATATAAGCGTACCTAGCGTTTTCTTTCTTTTCCATAACTGCCCTACGGATAATGTCCGCAATGGTCGCTACGGTCTTTCCTGCCCTTCTGTGACAGACTAGAACAGCCCAGCGTTGTTTACGCTTGTGAAAGTCTAAGAACGCTTCCCGTGCTTTATAGGGATAGCGGTATTGGTGCTTTACTTCTTTCAATCTAAAAAGCTATGTTCGTGAATATGTTTAACTGGTTCATCTTCTACACCTACTACCTCAGTACGGGCTAGTTTAGGTACATGGAACTCAGCTACCTGCATAAGGCAATCAAACGCTACCTTTGGGCCATGCTTGTCATTAGTAGCAATAGCATCTAGCCATTCTTGTAGTTTGTCTGCATTGTTATCAACAAACGCAGCAAAAGCTAATCGAGCAGCACCCGTAGCTTTGTTAGGTGTACCAGCTTGTCTGCCCCCAGTTTTGGGCGATCCTTTAGGTTTTCCACCTTTTCTAGGATTTTCTACTTTAGATTGCATACCTTATCCAAGTGGTTGATTAAGATAAGTTAATTCTACTGCTTTTGTTGCTTTCCTGCAACTTACTTGACTTCTTTATCCAAATCCTTGAGTTTGTTAGCAATCAGCTTCCTACGGGCAATGCGGTCAGCCTGATTCTTTTCTAATGTAGATGTATGCTCTTTACGCAGCATTGCATCTTCTTTTTTGTACTTACGGCTCATTGGGGTAATAGGTGTCAT